ATACTATAGTATTAAGTAATTATCTTATATTAGACAATAACAACCCCCAATCAAATTTGACACAGTTTCACAGGTGTGATAAACTTTAGTCATGAAGATACTAAGTTTAGACCTATCATCTAAAAGTTCAGGATATGCTGTGTTAGAAGATGGTAAAATAATTGATTATGGGACTATCAAGAGCAATGACCCTGATTATGTTATTAGAGGTCACTACATGGCTGAGTTTGTGAGAGTGTTATTCTCTAAGTATGGTAGCTTTGATATTGTGGTTATTGAAGAGCTGAAGGTACTTAAAAATCAGAAAGTCTTAGCAATGCTAGGAGTTATCCAAGGAATGGTTATCCGTGAGTGTTTTAATTCACAGGTTGAGTTTGTTCCTCCTACCATGTGGAGAAAGCCTTATGGATTAAACGGTAAGCGAGAAGAGGCTAAGAAGAAGGCTATCCAATATTGCAAGGATAAAGGAGTAGAAGTCAACACAGATGATGAGGCTGAAGCAATACTTTTAGGAAAATATTTCTCAAAAAGAGTTGACAGTAACCTATCTGTGTGATATACTATGTATATCTCTGAAACGAAGGACAGTTGAGCTGTCCTCTATGCCTCTGTAGCCAAGTGGTAAGGCAGTGAGTTGCAACCTCACGATTTCGCATGTTCAAATCATGTCAGAGGCTTTGGTAATTACCCATTACCTTTCCTTTCTTAATGCCCTAAAATTGTGAGAGGTCTTAGGGCTATTGCGGTGGATACCGTTGGTTGATATCTCCTTATGAGGAGAGAGGGTTTCAGCACCCTCCTCTACACCCTTAGTTCAACTGGATAGAACACATGCCTTCTAAGCTTGCAATACAGGTTCAAGCCCTGTAGGGTGTATAAAAATTTTTGGAGGTACTTTGTTGTGACTAAACATAGCAAACTATACTCTGAGACTATGCGTGAGCTTAGCTTGCTTGACGAAGACTCTCTCAAACTATATCAAATGCGGTGGGGACTGATTGATGTAGATGAGGTCATTGTCAACAAGGTAGGCTTTGCTGTGTATAATAACATTCCTCCTGCTACACCTGTGGCTAAGAACGCTATGCTTCAAATCATGGCTTCCTACGAGAACAGCTTTGACCGTAAAGAATGGGCTGACCGTATTGAAGGTAAAGCAACACAAACTACTGTCAATGTCAATCATGACACTAAAGATGGTGTTGAGGAGCTTAAAAATTATACTAAAGCTAAATTGGATGAACTTTTTGGAGAAATGTAATGGCTTCACACAATCCACAAGAGCATCTGTTTGATAAGCATATCAATTCTGTTCAGACTCTAATTGAGAACTTTGTTACTTCTGTTGTGTATGGTGGGGATTATATTACAGCAGAAACAGAGATTATTGATTATCTGACAGATATGTATTCAGAGTCATTTTTAGGGGAAGTTGATTATATCCTTGATATTCTTGGGTATAACGTAACTCCTCAAAACCTTATTGAAGTCAGAAACAAGGTAGACACCACAGCTTTTGTGCGAAGTAATCGTCACAGGCTTAAGGATATTTTTAGAGAGCACACTAAGAAAATTCAGAAGCTTGTGGAAGATAACAAAGACACAATGAGTAAGGAGGCTATTCTTGAGACCTATTGGAGCAACATTGATAGACTTGCTATCAGTGAAGTTCAGATGGGTATTGAGAAAGCTTCAGTGCAAAGCTCTAAGCTATTTGAAGATGTCACAGGGGTTAAGCTCCTTAAAACATGGAACTCAGTGGGTGATGAGAGAACTTGTCCAATCTGTAGAGCTATGGATGGATTGACCATTCCTGTGACTGAAAGCTTTCAGGCTGTTGCTCCTTCAGCATCTATTTCTGAAGAATTAAGCTACACAGGAGGAGATATTGTATATGCACACCCAAGATGCAGATGTTGGGTCACTTATTCAGAAGCGTAAGGTTCTATCGAACAAGGAGAAGCTTAGTCTTCTTCTAGACCAAGTAACTCCTCAGGACCAACTTAAGGATGCTGTGAAAGGTAAAATACCTAAGCACTTTAAGAGGAATACCATTAGGGAGAGACATGGTTTTGAGAAAGAGCTAGAGTATTATAAATTAGGTTTTACTACAGCACTTTCTGAGTTCAACATAGAATTGTGGTGGTCCCAAGCTGTTCAGTTTGGGGCTTTCCTTAGTGGTGACTATAAAACAGGATACTGTGTAGCTACACCTCGTTATGGTAAGTCTTTCCTTTGCGGAGTAATGTCTAATCACTTTGCTTATGAAGGTGAGAATTGCTATGCTGTAGGTTCTACACAAGAGTATTCAGGGATTATCATTCAGCATGCGAGAGAGATACTTGTTAAGGCTCACCCTGATGTTAAGGCTATGCTATCCTTTGATGAGAAGGATGTCACCTCTGTGGATAAGAGACTTAAGCGTGGATTATCATCATTCTCTAGTGAAGGGTTCTCTTTCAGGAATGGTGGTAAGCTAGAAGGACTATCAGCAGGTTCAAACTTTACTGACCCTTCTAAAATTCACGTTATTGGTCGTGGTGGTAACATGTTTGGGGATGAAGCCTCAGATATTTCACCTATTGCCCTTGGTCACATGGGTCGTAGAGAATTTGAGTCTGATGATGGACGAAAGCTCATCATGTACTTAATCTCAAACCCACGGTCACTTAACAGCTTCTATGACTTTATGATTAACGAAGACCTAGCTGATGATGAGTTTGTTATGTGGCTAGATGTTGTCACAGCTATGGAAGAAGGAAGCATTAAGTACACCAAGGAAGAGCTGATGAGGTCACAGTTTACAATAACTGAAGACTCAATCAGGGAAAACCTTTTGTGTGAGTTTCCTACAGAAAGGTCCTCATTCTTTGATGCACCTCCTGATATTCTTGAGTCATTCGATATGAACCAAGAAGGACTAGACTTCTTCCTAGGAGTCGATAGTGCCTATAAGGGTGCTGACAGTATTCAGGTTACTATATCTTCTGTGGATAAGCATAATCACTTCACCACTATTGACACTAAGGATATTAAGCCTGCTGAGTGGATAGATGGTATCACAGCTATTGAGATTGTGGATAAGATAGTGACTATAGCGAACACACTTAAGGTAAAAGCTATTGGGATTGACTCAGGTGGTGGAGCTCACATAGTACAACCATTGAAAATGAGAAGACTATCAGGACAGCTTAAGTGCCCTGTGTATGATATTAACTTTGGTGGTAAGCCTACTGAGATTAAGGTTATTGCCAAGGACCCTAGTGCTGAATATGCCTTTAACCGAAGAGCTGAGATGCACTTAATGTTGAGAGGTATGATGGAAGCTAAGCGAGTTTCCTTTGTACGCAAGGTTTGGGATGCTATATCACGACAGATGTCCTTTGTGTCTGAAATTCAGAAGCCTGAGGATAGAAAAGTCAAGATTAGACCAAAAGCTGAAATTAAGAAATTGCTAAGACAATCTCCTGACGAACTGGATAGTGTATTGCTCTCTCTCCATGTTGCTGAGTTGTTTTACTTAGGAGGTACCTAATGGTATGTGGAAAATGTCGGAAGGATGAGTGCGGTGGGGACTGTGCAATGGACCGATACTTCAAAGGTGATTACAAAGACAGGTTAATCTATGCAAGCTCAGGCTTCAGAGGTATCTCTGTCCGTGAAACACTTGAAGATATTGAGAAACTTGCTCTAGACCTACCTGATGTTGACTATATCCTAGACAACATTGTGAACTATATGTTTACTAACTACTTGACTACAGATGACTTTAAGAAGGATGATATCCTCAGAAAGTATCTGTATAAGCATAACTTTAATGGTCAAAGAAACTATGATGTACTCAAGCAGGTTGCTAAAGGGTATAGAAAATATGGTTACTATGGTCTCTTGAGAACTAAGGATGGTCTTGTAGGAGTCCATCCAAAGGATATTTTAGCTTGTGTAATTGATTACCCTAAGAAACCTGTCCTAAGACAAACTTTAGCTTATCTAATCAAGAATACCAATGTCTATCAGACACCCTATGACCAAAAGACAGGTAATCCAAGACTTGCTACTGATTACTCTGAAGAGGACATTAAGAAAATCCTAAAGGACCCCAAGAAGTATGAAAAAGATGTAATGGTCGTGACAAGTGATGAGTTCGCTTGTGTGAGACTAGATACTTCACAAACTTTCTGTATGAGTCCACTTCTACGTGATAGAAAACGTGTTGAACTTATTCTTAATATCCTCAACCGTATGAACTATGATATCTCTCGTAACGGTATTGGTACTATTGCACTTCAGGCTAAAGATACACTTGAAGAACAGGTACAAGAGAGTGTAGAGCAAGGTTCTTCTTTTGATAGTGGAGAATTGCTTGACTTAGGTCGTACAGCCAAAGAAGAGCGTAATCAGAAGATTATTGAGGATATTGAGAAGTTTGCTGAAAAGCTTTCTGAGACTGAGTTCAATGATGCTATTGTGTATACAGGAAACTTCCAAAATTTAGAACAGCTTGAGCGTGATACTAAGGCTACAGACTTCCTAGAATATCTGTCCATGTATGTTCCTGCTATCATCTGTCGTATGTTTGGTGTCCCACCTAGACTTTTTGACTCAGATAAAACAGTATCTAACATTGGTACTCACAGTATCATTGACAATGCTATGAAGAATACAATTATCCCTATGAGGGACCACTTCCTTGGTCAGATTGTGCATCTTCTTCAGAAAGCTACTGGATTAAGTGAGCATATCAAGTTTGATAGCTATGAGTTTACATCTAGCTATAACTATAATAATGACATTTACATCCTTGATGTATATGACAGATTAAAAGATATCAACATAGATATGGCTGAAGCCTATTTATCTAAAAACCTAATTGTTTAAGGAGAAATCATGCCAGAAAAGATTTTGAGTATTGAAGAACTTGCAAAGATGCAGGAAAGCTTCACAGGTGCTACACAAACAGATACACCTGTTGCAATCCAAACACCAACTAGCTCAGTTGTGAATGGAGAGCCTACTAAACTAGGGACTACAGAACCTAAAGATTATACTTTAGTATTTTACCTACCAATCCCTAAGGAAGGTGCTCCTCAGGGTGCTGAAATTGTTATGGATGGTAAAGCATATAAGCAAGTAGTCCATGCTGAGGAAAAATTTGTTTCTCCTCGTATTGCACGTAAGGTTAGACACTATGCTTCAACACTTGCACTAGCTTTTACTGACTTGAAAGAAGACGGTTCTTCTGAAATCTACACAGTAGAAGACTTAATCAAGGTTTATGAAGTATTTGATGATAACGTAATTGATGCTTGTGAAAAACTACTAGGAGCAGTATTAGGAGTAAGTGACTCTCTCCTACAGTACATTACAGATGAGTCATTGATTGAGAACTGCTCAAAAGTATTGGATAACAATCCTTCGTTTTTTCAAGCTGATTAGTTACTTGGTGAGGTATCAGTGGGCTTTCCTTCAAGGTTTAGTTAAACCGAGGGATGAGTTCACTGGACTTGCCTATGAGGAGATGGTACCTGTGTCTCTAGATGAGATAACTGAGCAGGTATTATCTGTGTGCAAAGAATACAATATCAGTTACGAATATGCTATGGAGAAGATGTACTATCCTGATATAACTGTTATGTATGCTAAGATGGCTAATGAAAATGCTTTCAAGACATACAATGAGTGGTTAAATCTAGATGAGACATCTCAAGGCAAGTTTGTTACTGATTATGGACCTCCTAAGCCTTATGTGTATGAGATACTTACACCTGATAAACAAAAAGAAGGGCTTAAGAACCAGGAGAAATCTAGAAATACATTGAAAGATATGTACCGTCATGGAGGACGAATTAATGACTGAAGTTATCAGTGATGTTTTAGGGTTTTTAGACACAAAACGAAAAGAAATTCTACCTGAGTATACACGTAATGGTAAGCCTGTATACACATTGAGAAAATATGCAAACTTGACTGACCTAGATGCAGAAGTGCTAATCAATGGTGGTCATGAGAATGTTGCTCAGAAAATTCCTACTATTGGTGTTACAGGTAACATGCTTCGTACACCACGTACATCATACGCTGTGAATGTGGAAGTTGCTTTTGATAATCGTGTAAAAGTATCTGACCAAAAAGTAGGTCAGAAGACTGAGAAGGTCTACACCTTTGTGGTTGACCAACGTGCATTGATGGAGCAGTCCACAGGACATCTTTATGCTAACTACATTGTAGGCTTTGTGGTTGGTAAAGGTAAAGATGATAAGCCTGAAGTACGAGGAACTGTGCATATCAAGGAAGATGACTTCCTTAACAACTTTGATACAACTTTTGACCCTTTCAGAATGGAAGAGATTATGGAGTTAATCAATAGATACCGTCTAGAGCACGGTACAGCCAAGGTTCTTGATGAAATCGAGTTCTAATTGACATGGAGGTAATTTGACATTACCTCCTTTTATGTTATATTATGTTTATAATTATGCAGGAAGGAGCACTTTGATGGCTAACACAATTAAAGTTCCAAAGATGAAGCTTAAAATTGTAGTTGCAGGTGAAACTAAAGAGTTTAAATCACCTTTAGCTGAAACAATTTTAGCTCAAGTTCGTAAGGTTGTAGTTGGACAAGAACAAATTCAATATTTTGATGTTGAAGAGAAGAAGTTCAAATCATTCACTTATTGCTGTGGTGATAAGTATGAGTTCAACTATGAGTTGGAAGAAGTTAAGCTCAAAGAAACTGAGTTTGATTGTTATGGCTTCCCTATCACATACGCAGGAGATAAGTAATGGAAGAAACAAAAATTGTAGGTCAAACTTACAAAGAGTTTCTACGTGAAGTCCGTGCGAGACAGTTTGGTTATGAGCTTGATGAGGTATCTAGTATTACTGAAGGTACCACAGTTAAAGCAAGTAATGAAAAAGGAAAAGAGAAAGAAGTGAATAAGAGTGAGTAAGTTTAGAGTGTCTAGGTTTTTGAAGCGTGACCTAGTTATCAGAGTCAGCTTTTTAAATGATAAGGGCATCATCCAAAACTCACGTAAGCTTTTTGAATTTTATCCTAATAGCTCTCAAGAGAATGAAGGTTGGTATGAGACTGATGATGAAGTTCTCTTGAAGAGTCTTGAAGAAATAACTGAACAGCTACCTTTCTCTACTGAAACAGAAGCAGGATTAAAACAGGATGGTGTACCTTATGAGTATACCTACTGTGCATCCTGTGGAGGTAGAAAAGTGCGTAAGTTGAAATACAACATGTTTGAGGTGGTTAGGGATGCCAATTAAGTCACAGATTGCTAAGAGGATTATTGATGAGATTAATGTGTATCTTGAACAGAAGGACTCATTAGACTCTATCATGAACCTCTCGAAGACTGGAAAAGAGTCTGAAAAGTTATCTGTTGATAGGATTGATAATCCTAATGGTTATATGACATTACTCTCTGAAGGTTCTGTCCTTTACTCTGATGGTACAATTAGACTGTACATCTGTAAAGGGACCCTTAAGAATTGGTATGATAACTTACCTGATGATTTTGAAGGTTTTGTTAGTACAGGTCACAGGGACTTAGATGCTTACCCTGTGAGAGAGGGTTACTTCAGAAAGTCTGACCTTAAGCTTGTGGTTGATGAGCGTGGTAGGTATGACCTACTTGTAAAACCTCATGTAAATTTGGAATTAAGTAATATAAAGGACTTATTAATTCAAGATGAGCCTTTTGCTATTTCTTCTGAGTTCATGTGGTACCACAAGGAGATTAGGGAAGTTGACCTAGAAGAGTTTACTAAACTTGCTGAGTATAACCTTGAACATGGTGGGACCATTGATGTACCTATCACAGATAAAGTAGAAATATTAGGCTTCTCCTTTGTGGGAAACCCTGGTAACGCAAAGAGTGGAGGATATGAACCTTCACTACTAGTAAGAAATGAGGAAGAACACTTGAAGAATAAAGAAATTCTTGATAAAGTTCTCGCTCACCTTAGTGCACAAGTTGAAGAAGAAGTTAAGGAAGCTACTGAGCTTGAAGTTGCTGAAGTAGTTGAAGCTCCTGAAACAACTGAAACAACTGAAGCACCTGAAGTAGAAGAAGTGAAAGAAGAAGCTGAAGCTACTGAAGAAAAAGTTGAAGCAGAAGAACCAAAAACTGAGGAAGGTGAAGCTCTTGCTAAAGCTATTGAGGCTATTGAGACTCTTAAGGCTGAAGTAGAGACACTTAAATCAGAAAAAGCACAATTACAAGCTGAGCTTGAAACTAAGAAAGAAAATGAAGATGCTGTAGAAGGTCAGTTGAGCAAACTTGCTAAGTTGCTTGAAACTGTAAATCCCACTGTGGAAAAAGCATCTAAAGAAGAACCGAAAGAAGCTACTAACCGCTTTGGACGTGTTCGTTTTGGAGGACAATAATGACTAAAACTAACTTTGATATTTTGTTAGGTGAAGCTATTGATAACTTGTATG